TCCTAACTGGACTGTACCACAATTTGTTCTTGGACTAATTTTATTTACTTTTACTTCACTCATAATTTACCTATTGAAACTTATACCTTATTATTACCACACCTGAACCACCGTTTGCACCTATACAATTAACATCGCCTGGATTTCTTCCACCAAAACCGCCACCGCCACCGCCTGTGTTAGCTGTGCCTGCTGTCGCTGCTACAGGTGAACTATCTGGTCCTCCACCACCTGCTCCACCACCGCCAGCACCTCCTGATCCTGGAGAAGAGCCTGGATTAGAATATTTTCCACCTCCACCACCTCCACTAAAAGCTGTAGATGAACCATTAATTTCTGTTGTTGCTCCTGCTCCACCTGGTGCACCTGCACAAGCTCCAGTAGCCCCTGCAGCCGTAGCTCCACCACCGCCACCACCGTGTGGTCCTGCTGGACCAGAAGTTTGACCACCAGCACCACCTGCATTTCCTTGAGGTGGACTTACTGGAGGGGTATTTCCTGCACCTCCTGGCATAAAACAAGCTTGTGGATGACCACCAGCACCACCTGAACCCCCTGCTGCACCAGCATTAACATTATAAGTATGACCAGCACCACCACCTGCTGAAGTGATTGTACTAAAAATTGAATTCACACCATTTGTACCAGCAGTTCCAGATGGAGGTGATGCAGGACTAGAAGTTCCTATACCAGCTGAACCTCCGGCACCAACTGTTATTGGAAAAGCTGTTGCTGTAACTGAAATATTTCCTGCTCCATCTAAAGGTGAAGCTGTGTAAGGAGTTACTGGAGATTTATCTTCTCTAAATCCACCAGCACCGCCACCTCCACCGTGACGACCTCCGCCACCACCTCCACCTGCTACTACCATATAAGAAACTTGATTATTAGCAGCACAAGGATGAACTTGTGAAACGGTAAAAGTACCAGGACCTGTAAATGTGTGAATTTTACAATTACCTGAAGTTGTTATTGTTCCTCCTGTAGCTACTATAAATTCATTACCTATAACATTACTTGTTGAATCTTGAATATTTTTCCAACCCTCTGTACTATCCACATAAACAAAAGTTACTGATTGACCATCTGTGCCTAAAATAGCATCTGCTGCGATACCACCTATTTTTTCTGAACCATTTGGTGAAACTGTTAAACTATTTGATGAAAAAGTATTTGTATAATCTACAACTGAAACTATAGCCCCAGCAGAGCCTGCTGGTAAATTCATAGTGAATGCACCACCTGATGTGTTTGCAAAATATCCTTCGCCGTTTGCAGCTGTGAATGTAGCTGTTTTAATACTGCCTGTTTGCCAGTCTACTGTACCTGTTCTACCAAAACCTGTTTGCGATGCACCTGATGCAAGAGAAACGGTATCGCCACTCGCACCAATAGTTATAGTGTTGCTAGACTCTTTTATAATGTCTGCTCCACATGTGTTTTGTATTGTATTTACTTTAATTGTACTTGTCATAATTATTGAAATTTATACCTTATTACTACTATACCAGATCCACCATTTCCTCCACCATTATTAGCACCATCGTAGCCTCCACCACCACCGCCACCACCTTGATTATCTGGTGCGTTGTTACCAGAAGTTCTTGCACCACCTGCAGCAGCACTAGGACCACCAGCGGACCCAGCAGCTACGTTTTGACCACTTGGTTCTTTTCCAGATCCACCACCTCCTCCAGCTGAATAATTAACTGGACTTGCTGTTATACAACTTGTAGCTCCAGCACCTCCAGGACCTCCGGTTGTAGGAACGGGAGTAGCAACTGTTGTTCCAACCGCTGTTGCACCTCCACCTCCACCACCTCTGTAAGTAGAATTACTACTAGAATCTGTAGTATAGCCACCACCTCCATTATTTCCTTGTGGGGGACTAACTGATGGAGTATTTCCTGCACCTCCACAAGTTCCAGATGGATTAGTTCTACCTCCACCACCAGATCCACCAGCTCCAGCAGCATTCGGACTATTTCCACCACCACCAAAACCACCACCTGCTGATGTTACTGTCGAAAAAATTGAATTATTGCCAGCACCTGCATTTCCAGGAGCTGAACTTGGACCACCTGGTCCTCCACCACCCACTGTTATTGGATAACCTGTAGCTGAAACAGGGAGAGCTGAAACTGGACTTGTTAAAGGACCAGGACCTGCTGTGTAAGAGCCAGATGCTGTTCCAGATGATGCTCTAAAACCACCAGCTCCACCACCACCGCCAGCGCCAGAGCCTGCCCACGCAGCACCACCACCACCTGCTACAACTAAATAATCAACCACATTGTTTGGTGCACTACCCACAGAACAAACTGTAAAAGTTCCTGGGCCTGTAAATTTATGAATTTTAAAATTACCACAAGTGGTTATTGTTCCTCCTGTTGCTACCAAAAAAGTTTCACCTGAAAAAATTGATTCATCATCTTGTGTTGCTACCCATCCTTGAGTACCATCTACATAAACTAAAACGATAGAAGCGCCAGCTGTATCAATAGTAACATCCGCATCAGATGCACCATTGATTTTAGAGCCACCTCTACCAAGAGTTAAATTATTTGTAGCAAAACTACCATTATAATCTTTTACAGCAACAATATTCCCTGCACTAGGAGATGAAGGTAAGTTCATAGTAACAGCTCCACCTGCTGTATTAACAAAATAACCCTCACCATTCGCAGCTGTAAAAGTTGCTGTTTTAACACTACCTGTTTGCCAATTTACAGTTCCCGTTCTACCAAATCCTGACTGACTAGCACCAGAGCCAAGAGTTACCGTATCACCAGAAGCACCTAGTGTTAAGGTAGTTCCGGATTGTGGTTCGACTGTGTTTACTTCTATTTTACTCATTATACTATTACCAATGTCCCTGTTATTGTTTGTGTTCCTGTAATTGTTACAGGTCCTGCTAAAACTCCTGAATCAAAAGTTTGATCTTGTGAAATAGTTGATGCTTGATTCATTACAAAATCTTGTGCAGCCATTCCAGGCGAAGGCGTTCTATTTGCTGGTACAGTACAAAATACATCTTTTGTTCCTGCAGCAAAATCTATTTTTGAAGTATTACCTGCTGAGTTTGATAACACAGTGTCTCTTGAAAGTGTATCAGGAGTGGCATCAGTTACTGTACCAATACCTACTTCAAATTCTCCTGTTCCTGTATTAACAATAGCGTAAAATGTTGAATTAGTGGTTCCTACTCCTGAAACAAAAGAAATAAAATCTTGAGATGCTCCGTCAAGATTCAAAGTTCCTTGACCGGTAGTGGTAGTAGTTTCCTTTACCCTATCGTTTATCACAAACGCCATTTAATCTCCTAACTTATTCTAAGTATAGCAGCACTTGTAGTGAATGCAGGAAACTGAATTGTAAAAGTTCCAGCTGTAGCTGTTTTGTCCCCTCCAAAATCTAAAACTGCAACTGCTGTATTAGAATTCGATGTATTGTAAATTAATGCACCTCTAGCAGTCAAAGTAACTCCTGTAAAAGATCTATCAGCAAAATCAACAATAGCAACACTTGATGCTACTGATGTTTGTTGTGATCCTTTAGCTAATTTTCCTCCACCACTTACATACTGACCTGTATTTGCTACTTGATGATCAGTAGTGAATGAAGTTGTAGATTTACCTAAAGTTGCTGAGTTAGTGTAGAGAGCAAGTTTAAATTGATCTCCTGATGTTTGTGTAAAGTTGTGTTTTGCTTCTAACAATTCCTTTTTAAAAGAATTTGCTATTGCGTTAGTTGTTATTGCCATAATTTTTTGCTCCTATATTAAGGTGATGGTGACGCTATTTTTATTCTTGGAACACCATCATCATATTCAGCTCTTCTTCTTCTACCTGTTTGTTGAAGAACAAAAGAGTTTATTTCTTCATTATACATGTTTTTATACAGATTGTACATATCCATTGGCCCCTTCAAGAAAGAAAAAGCCTCAACAAGCACCCCATGAAGAAGCATAGATTCTTGATAGGTTGAAAGATACGTTGTATTTGTTGATGTAAAATGAGGGGGGTCAATAATATAATTCAATTGAACCGCATAGTTTATGTCTGGTGTTGGAGCCACTACAATAGTATTATCATCCCAATTTGCATAGTATTTAGGCTGTCCTGTAGCTCCTGAGCCATTAAACTCTGTAATAAAACTGGTATCTCTCTTTTCCATAAAAGTCCGTGCTGAGGTGTTAGTGGTATCAGCAAAAACTTGAAGAGAACGAATTATAAGAAATTCAGCAGGTGTTACTAAATATCTCTTGTTTGCTGTAAATGAAGATGTAGCATATTTTCTAATATCATCATAATCTACTTTGCCAGCAATATCTAATTCTGTGTTTCTAATAAATTGATCAATAAGAGTATCACTTAAAACATTACTGTCTACTTCTGTGTAAGCTCTAATCTGTGTTTTAAAATCTGAATAAGTTATAGCCATTATGTAATACTCACTGTTACGCTTCCAATTGTAGTTTCTGCAGAAAAACTTGTTAATGGAGTTCCAATAATATTATCACTTGAAGAGGGTAGCATGCTGAAGCTGTTAAATTGTGGTAAATTATCAGGGTTGTTATTTATGTATAAAGTAAAACTAGATGTTGTATCAGGATGTTGAGGTCTTGCATCTAATAAAGCTTGTGGATCGGAACCATACACTTTGGGTGTAAGTTGTGGGTGTTTAGGTTCAAATTCTGAAATATGCACAATAGAACCATTCCATTCTTTTACCATTTCAGAATAAGGAAAAGCCTGACCTGATCGATCTGATATAGCTTGTGAATTTTTACCTTTTGCAAATCTTCCCATTAGTTCCTCGTTGGATAATAATTAGCTGGTGATATAAACACAGAAGTTCTTTGACCATCTTCATCAAGTGCTCTTTTTAATTCATCTTCGTAATATAATTTCAATGCTTGAGTTCTTTCAGGTGCATATTTAAGAGATAAATAAAATGCTAATCCAGAAATCATACAAGGTAAAAATCTAAAAGGTATGTCAGGATTATTAGTGTATGCTCCTGCATCTTCAATTCTATTAAGTGTGTAATAACAAAGATGAGTATAAGTGGATGCATCAGGAGTTAAATATAATGTTATTGTAGGAGTTGTTTGTCTGTCTACATAATATTGTGATGGCTGACCTTGAGCACCTTTATTTGGTAAAGCTGCGTATGTAGATCTATCTATTTTAGATAAAGTAAGATCAGTAACGTTGGTTCCAGGAGCAGAAGCTGTAGAAACATACGCTTCTAGCACATCATTAGTTGAAGTTGGCGTAGTATAAGTTGCTGTACCAGCAGTTAGCGCTTGAACTTGTTTTTCAACTTTCCAGAGATGAACACCTCTGTTTCCCCATTCTGAAAACAAAACATTTAAACCACGTCTTGCTTTTTTTAAATCATAACCTGAATTTGTTGAAAGGCCACATCTCTCGTAAGCTTCTTCTACGATATCATCAATCGATAAATCGAATGCTGTAGTTCCTGATGTAGCCATTTAAACATATTCCTATTTTTTATTTTTTATCATTTGTTTTCTAGCCATTTCTCTTTTTGAACTTCGGCTAGCTCCAATAGATTGTTCTACTTTTCTGATGTCTCTTCTATTATCTTTTTTCGTAGACATCCCGCCTTTTTTATAAGCCATAGGTTTTTTAGACATTCCGCCACCCATCATTTTGCCCATAGCCATTTTCTTTTTAGGTTTTATTTTATCCATTAGTATACTCCTTTAAAGTTATTACCTCGAATAGCTGCACCGCCACCTCTAGCCATACCGCCTTGTTTCATTTTTTTGGATTTACCCGTAGCACCTGCAATTTTATCAGCATAGGTTATTTTATCCCTAGGCTCAGCTAATGCTGCGAATTTTTTTTGTTTAGGTGTTTTAGGTATCATACCACCTTCAGCAAATCTTTTTTTACCTTTTTTATTCATTTCAATTATTTTTTTAATACCAGGATAATCTTTTGCTTTCCCAATACCAATTGCAATTTTTTTAACTTTGATTGGTTTTTTCACTCTTCCTCCTTTGTCCATTTTCTGTGGTTTAATTGGTGCAGGAGAATGCTTAGGTCTATTTAAAAGATAATATTCATAAGTTCCAGGTTTTGGTGATTTTACATTACCACCTTTTTTTAAACCAGGAAGTTTAGGTTGCACTCTAGGTGATTTTTTATCTTTTAATCTTTTTCTTCTTTCTTCTTTGACCTTTTCAATAATTTTTTTAATTGAATCTCCAATTGGTCTAAGTCCTTCTCGTCTTGGCATTTTAAACTCCTATAAAATTTTGTACTTTGTTGAATCTATTATACCACCTTGATTCTTCTTTGCAAAGGTGCTTACATTTGTGGGTTTGCCTCCTACACCTTGAGGTTTACTTCTCTTTCTTGCAACAGCAGAACGCCTTTGCGATTCTGTCATACGGGCGGCTTTTGCAGCAGGCACGCATTTGGGGTATTTTCTTTTTGATCCACTTGCAGATTTTCTTCCACATTCTTTAAAACCTCCGCCTTTCTTTTTAGAGCCAATATCGACCCATTTTTCATTGAACCATTTAGTAAGACCACCTGACTTCATTCCTGCTGGAACACAATTAGGAACCATCTTGTTTCCCTTTTTCTTCATGCCCTTTTGGACATACCCATCCCAGCATGTTCCTTGTTTAGACATAAGTATATTTTGTTGTATCTATGATACCACCTTTTGCCTTACCCGAAGGTTTAGGGCCTCTAAAATCTTTTCTTTTAACTCCTGATGGATCTTTGATTTTACCTGCACAGATTTTACTAGCATATGCGTTCGCGTATGCACTGGGGTACACTTTAAATTTTCGCTTCGCTGCCGCTTTACCTCTCGGACATAATTTTGTCATTTCTGCTCCTGTTGTATACTTTCTTAGATTGTATCACTTTAGAACGATATCGTCTAGTCCTGACATTAAAAGCTTCAGGGTTTTTTATGATTCCCTTCTTTTTTCTAGGCATATTTTGTTTTTACCAGCCTCTAATTTTTTGAAACCAAAAGGCTCTAAAGCACTTTGGATAAGAGGCATGTTATATTTTGGATAGTCATCAAAAACGAATCTACAATTAGTTCCTGCACGATTTGCAAACCAAACAGCTTCAGTCAAGACATCTCTAGTCATATGGGGACCATCAAAATGCACAAAGCAATATGGACTATAATGATGATATATATTCATAAAATCAGTATCAGTAATTGCAAATAATTCAAAGTTTTTGTAACTAGATAGATCTTTCTGCAGACGATCTTTCATTTCATCTGTATAGTCAGCTGTGTATGCTGGACTATTGTCGTAATGTTGATATTTTAAATTACCATATGGATCGATACCATAATGTTCATGAGGTTGTAATGAATCAAGAATAATCTTTGAGCCTAGTCCTTCTCTTACACCTATCTCACAACTTAATTTATAATTATTTAGATTTGATAATCCTTTTGCCCACTTTTCCAGTAGATTGTATTCTGTGCTGTCTCCTTTTATCATTTTTACCTTTCCTAGCTCCTCTTAATTGTCCCTCTACTTGTTTTCTCATTTGTGATCTTCCAATTGGCATTATACTAAGTCCTTTGCTTTTCCTGTTATAGGTTTATATTTTGTTTTACCCTCAGATCTATAAGCATGCATAAATTGTGCACGTCTACCTTCAGGTATCCAGCTGCAGTGGATCCAACCCGAATTGGGTTCGCCAGGAGTGTAATACTCAAGGATCAATTGATCTGGTTCAAGGTTCTTATATATCCAATCTGCAAGTTCAGCGTTATCCGTGCCGATTACTTCGAAATCTGCCGCTTCGGCCCGTGCATGCTGGCTGTTTGCTGAGCTGCCGATGGCTAAGCAAAGCTCTACGCTACGAAATCCGCTAGTAACCTTAACTCTGCCGAAGTGATCTCGAACAGGTTGTAAAATATTTTCACACAAATCTTTTAATTTTTCTATTTGTTCTGCGTTAGGATTATTATTAATGCCTTTACGGATGGCTGTGTCCGATTTGGTAAGTTCAGAAAGAGTGAAATTTCGACTAAGATTCATTGCAAATATATCCTATTACGTTTTTATCGCCCCATTTAATAACAACCCAATTTTCTCCATTACCATCAGTATACTTTGGATTTGGCACAATCTCAACCTGTTCTTTATAAACTTGTTCACAGCTTTTGTTATCTGGTACATTTATTGGTTCTAACATATATCCTCCCGATACGATCACAATCATTAAAAGTTTCATTACTCAATAATAAGCTTTTTAATTGATTTTGAGCCATCTATATTATCTTCTAATTCTGCTTTACCTTTCCAACATTTGTAAGACACATTTTCTGAATACTGTCTCTCAGCTTCACGCTTGCCGCGTAAACAAATCGCCATTGACGGTTGCAAACGTGCCTCCTTGATCTCTCCATTTACAAACATAAGTAATCCTATTACAGCTTCTATCATTGATGATTCCCATTTGTGTATT